CAGCTGAACCATGGAATGGTAGACCACAATCAAGTCAAGCACAAGCAAGTCGTGGTGCGCAGAATCTTGGTTTCCGTGATCCAAACAGCAAATATCCTATTGAGGAAATGCAGGATGAGAATCACACAAACCGTAATGCACGTGGTGAACGTCTTGGCACAAACTATACAAACAAAGAAGCAACTCGACATACAGACATTCCACGTCCACTAGGATTGGGTGCTTGGAATCAGCCATTCACAACATATGGTCCAAGATATCCTTACAACCACGTTCGTGAAACAGAATCTGGTCATATTGAAGAGTTTGATGATACTCCAGGATTTGAGCGAATCAGTCGCTACCATAGGGCAGGAACTTATACGGATATCGATCCAAATGGAACTCAAATTAACTATATTGTTGGTGATAACTTCACTATTGTTGAGAATAATGGTAATGTCCACATTGCTGGACAGTGTAACATTACTGTTGACGGTGATACTAATATCTTTGCTCGCACTAATGCTAATATAGAAGTTGCTGCTGACGCAAACATTCAAGTAGGTAACAACGTAAACATGGGTGTTACCAATGATGTGAATTGGGTTGTTGGTGGAAACATGACTATGAAAGTCGAAAAAGACTTTACCATTGATTCAAACAATCTAACAATCAATACTGATTTAGCAACCAATATCAGAACGACTACTCTAAATGCTCAAGCACTTGGAGATGTTAACATCAAAGGTGATACAAATATGTTCCTTGAGACAGGAGCAAATCTTGACATCTATGGTGGTGCTGAGACAAAACTTAAATCAGTCGGTGCTTTACATATCAAAGGTGTTACTGCTAATATCGAGTCTGAAGGTAAGATGGATATTCTATCAGGCGGTGTACTTGATGTTGAATATAGTACTGGTCACTTTGGTGAAGGTGCTGCAGCTGCAACTGATGCTCTTCAGAATCAAGCAAAGGTTGCTCGACCATCACAAGGTGAAACAAGTATCTTTGCTGATGAGACCGATGCAGGTGAACCAATTGATGAAGATGTCAACGAAAAAGTTTGGGGTGATCCTGAAGATGTGGATGAAGAAACTGGTCGTGAAAATTCACCATTTGTTCCACTTTATGCTCCACAACTTGAACCACCATTGAATGGAAATAAAGATCAATTAGATCCTCCTCCAGCTACCTTTGAAGAAGAACATGAAACACCAGAAGAGTGGTCAACACCACGTGGTCGTCAAGAATCAGAAGCACTTCGTCGTGAGACTGGTGATCCAAATGCAGATCAACTAATCGTTCAAGAAGAAAACGTTGCTGCTGCTACTCCAAACCAAACTGTTCGTGAAGTTGACACTAGCGTTGTAGAAGGCACAGAACGATTTACTGATGACTTCCGTATGTCACAGAACTTCAACTTTGGTATGTGTTACGATCCTACTGGTGGTCACAGACTACGAGATCAAGTTGGTTTGACTAAACAACAGATTATCTCTAATCTTTGTATTGTTCTTGAAAACGTAATTGAACCATTGATTGCTCAAAACATTCTACCAGAAGGTATGGGTGGATATGGTAATCTTTGGAAGGTTAATTCTGGTTATCGTCAGGGAACTGGTCGCTCACAACACAACAAAGGGCAAGCATTCGATCTTGGTTTGATTAAATCACCATTGTCTGAAAAAGCCAATGCTACTTACGAACTCGTCCAAGAAATCGCTCGTACTGTTCCTTATGATCAGCTGATCCTTGAATACAGACATCCACAATCAGTTTGGATTCACATCTCTTGTAAAGCAGAGGGTAATCGTGGACAAGCATTTACTATGGTAAACGATACAACATATGGACAGGGATTCCACTTGATTACTCGAATCCCACCAAAGAATAGGTAAAGTATGTCGTGGTCACCAGATCCAGCAGAACCTGTACTAGAAATTGACATTAATACAAATTTTAGTCAGAGTTTTTCATATACAGATCCTGATGGATTAGAGACATTCAGCATCACAGGAATAACTGCTGCTGAACCTGATGCTGGTGTTACTACTGGATCTTCTATTTCTGGTGCTTACACTGGATCATTACATGGTGGTCTTACAGTCTTGTTTATGAAGCAAGATGAGACATATGTTACCGTTGATAGTTTTGATAATATTGAAGGAGCATACGAAATTTGTAGTTATACTGCTCCGAGTGAACAAGAACATTCTAATGTTTATACGGTGACTGCTACTGGTGATCTGGGGACAGTCGTCACACAGAACTATACTATAATAAGTGTATTTAACTGGGATTCAGGAAAAACTGCTTTATTAAATGCTATCGTAGAAACTAGGGTGGGAAGATAATGCCAGCACAATGTAGACTCGGAGATAAGAGCACAGGGCATGGATGTTTTCCTCCAACAGCTGTTAATGGTGCGGTTGCGAGTAAAACTACGGTGGAAGGACCAGCTGCAGCAATGGTTGATTCGACTCATCCTCCACATGCGTGTGGAAATACCGTTCATAGTGGAAGAAAAATAAGTAGTGGTTCTAGTAAGACAACAATAGAAGGAAAAGCTGCAGCCAGAATTGGTGATTCAATTAGCTGTGGCGATGCAATGGGTCAGGGAGCATCCAAGACCTTTTTTGGGTAGGATAAATAAGAGTATGGCGACTAATCAACGTGTATTTTCAGATATAGATCTTGGATTCACTGCTCACCCAGTGACAGGAGACATGTCACGCAAACTAAATGAGAACGCAATCAATCAGAGTTTGCGTAATCTAATTCTTACACGCAACTTCGAACGTCCATTTCATAGTGAAATTGGATCACAGGTTAGAGCGTTACTTTTTGAACTCGCTAACCCTATGACTGCAGTTAAGTTGCAGAAAAGTATAGAAAACGTTATAAATAACTTTGAACCTAGAGTAAATCTTCTTGGAGTAGATGTTATAGATCAATCAGATAATAATGCTTATTCAGTTACTATAACATATGCGATCGTAAACACTACACAACCAAAACAGGTTACGCTAGTCCTAGAGAGAACACGATAAATGGCACAATTACAGAATAAAAAGATTAATGTAGAGGCACTTGACTTTGATGGAATCAAAGCAAACCTAAAAGCATTCCTATCAGGACAAGATGAACTTCAGGATTATGACTTTGAAGGTTCTGTTCTTTCTACTATGCTGGATGTTCTAGCATACAACACTCACTACAATGCTCTTTATCAAAACCTTACTCTAAATGAAATGTTCTTGGACTCTGCGTCTAAGCGTGATAGTATTATTTCTATCGCTAAGATGTTGGGTTATACTGCTCGTTCTGCTTCATGTGCTACCGCTACTGCTGACATTACAGTTGTTTCTCCTTCTGCTGGTCCAGCAGTTGTTTCTATTCCTAAAAATTCTCGCTTTGCCACTAAGATTGATGGTAAAAATTACAATTTCTATAATCGTGGTACAGTTTCTGCTACCACAACTGATAATCTAAACTACACTTTTGAAGCTGTTACATTAACACAAGGTACACCAGTAACAAACCAATTTACTAAAAATGGTGCTGCCAAATTTATTATTCCAAACTCAAACGTTGATCTTGATACCCTTACTGTTCGTGTTCAAGAAAATGCTTCTTCTTCATTTACTGAAACATTCACTCGCCATGAATCAATTGTTGACCTATCAGCAGAAAGTAAAGTATACTTTGTTAAAGAAAATGAAGGTGGTGTTTACGAAATTTACTTTGGTGATGGGATTGTTGGTCGGCAGTTACTAGAAGGTAACATTGTTATCTTAGAATATTTTGTGTCAGATCTTGATGCCCCAAACGGTGCTCGTTTCTTCTCATACGAAGGATCTAATATTTTAACAGGTGCTACTGTTTCAATCAATACAACATCAAAAGCATCTGGTGGTCGTGAAAAAGAAACACGTGATTCTGTTCGTTTGAATGCTCCAAAGTATTATGCTTCTCAAAACCGTGCTGTTACCACTGATGATTATAAATCTCTAATTCTAAAGAACTTTGCTGAAGCCAGATCTGTTCAGGTTTGGGGTGGTGAAGATAATAGCCCACCACAATACGGTAAGGTTTATATTTGTGTTCGTCCATATACTGCTTCTAAGTTGACAAATGTTGAAAAGGCAGAAATTACTAATACAATTTTGAATAAGCGTTCAGTTGTTTCTGTTACCCCAGAAATTATTGATCCACAATACTTAAAACTAGCACTTAATGTTACTGTTTACTACAACCCAAATCTAACAACACGAACTGCTACTGAAATTGAAGATATCGTTACGCAAACTATTTACGATTATGATGATAATAATCTACAAGTATTTGATGGTGTATTCCGTGCATCAAAACTAACTGGTCTTATTGATCGAAGTGAACCATCTATTCAAAACACTAACATGACAGTAAATATTCGTAGATTTATTTCTCCACGATATAATACTTCTGCTCAGTATGTGTTGAATATTATTAACCCAATTCACGCAAAACCTGGAGGTGGTACTGTATCATCTACTGGTTTCTATATTGCTGGATCAAATGAGATTCACTATCTAAAATGTGATGGTCTGGGTAAACTAAAATTATATCGCTTGGGTGCTAACTCTCAAGAAATTATCGTAAATGAAGCAATTGGAACTATTGACTATGGTGCTGGTTATGTTGATATCCGAAACCTTCATATTACTGCACTAGCTGATATTGACTTTGAATTCCAAATCACACCATTGTCATATGATGTTGTTTCAGCACTAGAACAGATCGCAGAAATTGCTCGTGATCACTTGACAGTGACTGCAATTCCTGACAGAACAGCACAGGGTGATCTCCGTGCAGGATTTAATTACCAACACGCATCAAGTAGGTCATAAGAATGGCATTAGTCCGTCCAAAGGTATCGAGCCTTGTAGCGTCACAGCTACCTGAGCATATTAGAAACGAACAACCTGCGTTTGTTGCGTTTCTTGAAGCGTATTACCGATACCTCGAACAAAACGAAAAGAATCTAGTAAATCTAAGGGATCTTGATAATACCTTAGATAGTTTTATTGTTCATTTCAAAAACGAACTAGCGCAAAATTTACCATACTCTAATATTGATGAAAAGTTTCTTCTAAAACACATTAAAGACTTATATCTCTCTAAAGGTTCTGAAGCATCTTACGATCTATTATTCAAAATCCTTTTTGGTAAAAACGTAACACTTGATTATCCATCTAAACAGATGCTTCGTGCTTCTGATGGTAAATGGAATCAAGACATTTCTGTGTTTGTTAATGTTACTGAAGGTAATACAGATCTAATTGTTGGTAAACTTGTTGATGTTATAACACCAAATCGTATTATTCGTGTTCTAGTTGATAGACGCCAATATGTTGAAGTTGAAGTTGAACGTGCTATTAAAGTATCTGAAACTGTTTATGAACTTATCTTAGATAGACGGTTCTTTGGTGATATTAATATTGGCGATCGACTTCGATATCGTGATGATACTACTGGTTCTTATTTTTCTGGTGATATTCTAGCAACTACTGCTTCTCTTAGAGTTGAGCAGAAGGGTACTGGATTTAAGATTGGTGAACTTTATAATATTCGTAACTTTGATGGTTATGGTACTATTCTTAAAATTAAAGATGTAGATGCTAATGGTGGTATTAATGCTGCTGAATTTATTAAGTATGGTATTGGTTATTCTACTGAATTTACATCTACTCTCATTCCAAAAGCAGGACAAACCTTAGAACAATTAGCAGGAACTTCAGTTCTTCGTGTTCTAAATGAAATACGAATTACAGATCGTATGGAAGGTTTTTCTGAAACTGGTACTGTTAACTACCAAACATATGTTGATACTACAGAAGCTGGTGGTCCAGCATGGGATGGTACTTATGCTGGTGAAGTCCAGCGTGAGTTTGGTATTACAACTATTGATGCACAAGTTTCTACTGAAACACCTGCGATTATTAAAGTTGGTCTTGGTGCTATCGCCAACTATCCTGGATATTATATTAACAACGATGGCTTCCTTGATGATGCTATCTTTATTCAAGATTCACGTTATTATCAGGCATTCTCTTATCTAATCAAAATTGATGAAACTTTAGAGTCATATCAATCAGCCATTAAGACTTTGATTCACCCTGCTGGCATGGCATTGTTTGGTGAGTATGATATTCGTAATGAATTTGATATTTCACTACAACTTGAATCTCTTATTAAAATTCTTACTATCACTGCTCAAGATGAAGTTATTTCTACTGAGAATCAAGTATTTGATCTTGGTGCTCAATTAGATACTGCTTTTGGTGGTCAATTAACATCACTTTCTGGTATTCAGAAATATGTAAATGACACCCCACTTTATGCTCCATACCTTGGATTAAGTCCAGGAGATGATGATAATACATTCTTCCTTGTTGATACTGCTGGTTCTGGAACAACAAGAACAAATCCAGATTACTCGCTGGCGAAAGCATTATTTAATGGTGAACCTGATTATGATGAAAATGTAGCTGATCACAGTGTTACCATGTTGGACAATGCTACAAATGCTCTAATAAAAGATATGGGCATTGGTATTAGTGACAATAGTATTACTATGGTCAATAGAGATTTGACTACATCTGGAAGTCTTTCTGGGACTACAGATAATACAAAAGATTTCTCTAAATCTCTTTCAACAATTTATAGTGGTGCTACTGAATTCCCAGAAACAACTATGGCAGATGGGTCATCTCGTTTCGGTCTATCCATCATAAATATGGAAAAGAGACTAGACGATACACCAGTTATTTCAGAAGCGCATACATTTGCGTTGACTATGGATGTGTTTGAATCATCAGCTGTTGCTGAAACTGATTCTGTTTCGCTGTTAACAAGTAAATCTATCAATTCTACGTCACTTGATTATGATGGTTCAGTAGATGATGAAACGATTACTGTAACTGACGATGATACATTTGAACTTTCTAAACCACTAACTGATAGTCAAGTGGTTACTGAAAATGCCGAGACAACCATGGCTGGTGGTTTGGCTCGATTCGGTCTTTCTGTTATCGACTCTGAAAAAGAATTGGCTACCTCTTATACAGGTATGTCAGACACAGATGCAGCTGACGAAAATGACCTAAATAGAACGACACCTGCATTACAATTCACTATGATTATTGAAGAAGGTGCGAATGATGAGGTTACTTTCACTGAAAGTGGCTTCGTTAATAAAAACCCATACGGTGAGGCAGGTTTCTTCCTCAACGATAATGGAATCTACGTGTCTGATAATTATCAAACGATCTAAAGGAGAACATTATGGATCTGCAAGAAAATCTAAAAGTAAAGGGTCGCTTAACCGTATCGGTTATTGATCCTGAAGGTGCTGTAAAAGAGTCCTTCGAAACTACAAACTTGGTTGTTACCGCTGGTAAGAACTATATCGCATCACGTATTGTTGGTACGTCTTCCTCTATCATGAGCCACATGGCAATTGGTACTGGTACTGATACTCCAGCAGTTGGTGATACTGCTCTAACTACAGAAGCTGGTCGTGTTGCCCTATCTTCTGGTACTGCATCAGGTAATGAAGTAACATACACTGCTACTTTCCCTGCTGGTACTGGTACTGGTGCTATCACTGAAGCTGCAGTTCTAAACGCATCTTCTTCTGGTACAATGCTTTGCCGTACAACTTTCCCAGTTGTGAACAAGGCTGCAGGCGACTCAATTGCTATTACTTGGGTTGTAACAGTATCTTAATATAACTTACAGGGCTAACTGGATATGGCGACATCATCATCATTACTGAAATCTCCATTACATAACTCT